GTTGCGTTGCAGGGCGTTCCGGTTGATCACCTTGATGCTGTAATACTGGAGCTTCGCCAGGTACCCCTCATCGAACAGCACCCGGTTCTGCACAGAGTAGACCACCTTGTCGAAGATGCGGGGGCGAGTGCGGGTCAGGAACTTCAGGATGGAGTAGTTGATGAAGCTGCCGTCCGGGAGCTCCCTTGCGCCCTTCGCCAGCCGGTACGGGGTGGCAGTCATTCCAAGCACAGGGACGCCCATGTTCCCCAGCACTTCCTCGTACTGCCCAGCCTCACTGTTCACGAAGTGGCATTCGTCCACGATCACATACTTGAACCGCTCCAGCAGGTGCTGCTTGCGGACCACGCTGCCGATCGTGGCGAAGGTCACATCCGCCATCCGCTTCTCGCCAGCCGAGGCCGAGTAGATACCGCAGGAATACCCATAGGCCCGGTACTTCGCCGCGTTCTGTGCCAGGATCTCCTTGGACGGTTGGAACACCAGGGTCGGCGCTCCCAGCTTTGCAATGGTCCCGGCTATGCAGATGCTCTTGCCGCTGTTGTGATGAACCGTGAAGTCGGCGGTCAGGTACAGGTGATCGCCGTCAAGAGTGAAGCCATAGAAGTCACCAAGGCCCACTGGCTCAATACTGAAGCCAGACCGCAACGGGTCCTTCTTTTGCATCCTGGGCGCTGGCTTCTTGCGCTCAACCCTGCACGGTATCTGTGCCGTGTGTCCGGTCAACGACACCCTGTAGTACGTGCCAGTGACGCCGGTCTGGCAACCCTTTCGGCACTTTACGAGGTGAGCGGTGATGCCAAGGGATCGGGCGATGAATGCCACGTCCTGGGCAAGTTGTGGCGACTTGCTGATCCAGTCGTACCCGCCCCTACCATCGTGGTGGCCATCGGTGTCCATTAGTCCCGCCAGTATTTCAGCACGAACGAACGGAGCGGCCCGCTTGTATGCGTCCGGCACGAACTTGAACTCGGCGGTCTTCCCATCAACTCCGGCGCTACGCACAATGTCCATCACGGGATTGGAGAACATTCTGTTGTGCCTGTTCTCTGCCTTTACGATGTGAAGGTCAACTGCCACGTTGTTCGACTTCGTGCTTGTGCGGACCACGCACCCGTTCTGCCTGGCAAACTCCTTCACGTGTTCAATTATTTCGGGGTCTGGAGTGCAAACACTTATGCGGCCGTTCATGGTGCACCCATCGCCAAGGATAACGCCGAGCATCCACGGCGCAATCGGCAATGGCTCTGTGGTTCCGGCGAACATAATCCCGGAGCATCTGTACAGCTTTCGCAGGTGCTTCCATGACTTGGCTCGGCCCAGGTAGTCGCCAACGGTCACGAACTCGCGCTCTCCGCCTTGCCGTCCACTGGGGGATGCCTTGCCGTCCCTTGTGCATTCCAAGGCAAGGACGTGGCCCTCGTTCACGACGAAAGAATCACCACCTGAACGAGGGGTGATCCGGTACATAGGTTCGGTCCCTTCGTGCAACTTCAGCACGGTGCGCGGGGTACCGTCCGGGCCCATAACGCGGTCGCCTACGTTCATGTCCTGGACCTTCTTTGTGGTGAGGTCCGCCATCAAGATCAGTGTGTCGGCGGCGTGGCATCCGGTCGGCAGGACTTCCAGCCCGTTCTGCCCCCTGCTTTCGGTCAGGAACTTCACACCGGCGTCGATGGCCTCGGTCTGGTACCAACGGGGCGTGAAGCTCATAGCCCCGGGTCCGCGTCACTGAATACCCCGAACCCATCGAACACGCCGCCGTAGTCCGCGTCCGGCTCGTTGTCGGCCTCCTCTGCGTCATCCAAGACGTTGTACCGGCACCCGCACTTGTGGCAGGTGACGTAGTTGGCCTGCGGGTCGATGTCGTGCTGCCGTCCGCAGTCCGGGCAGGTGGTGATCAGGATGCTCATGGTCACATATCCTTTTCGATGGTTCCAGCCAGATTCGCCAGCACGTCCTTCACCTTGCCCCGAACGATGTCCAGCGTCTGCAAGGGGATCGCGCCGGTGATCGTGGTCCGCGCAAGGTCGATCGCGTGGAGCAGTTCGTCGGCCCGATGTTGCAGGTCCTCCATGATGGCGCGGTCGGTGGGCGCTCCGGTGATCAGGTGCGAGTGCGCCGGATCGATGATGGTGCGGGCGGCGTACTCGGCACGGCCTTGTTCCTTCTTCTGATTTACCCATGCCATCGCGTTCGGGTACATGACCTGAACCCATGCGTTCCATTCGAATGGCGACATCGTGCGCAGCGTCTTGGGCGAGATCCGCATGGCGATGTCGGAGCCGTAGTCCCCGATCCAGTATTCGTTGCCATCGAACACGAAGCCGAACGCCTTGATCGCCTCGGTTCGGAAGTGCTCGTTGTAGTCCATCTTGCCAGCGGCCCGGCTGAACTCATGGACAACGGCGCGGGGTTCATCCGATTCGACCTCGAAGGTGTGGCCGTGTATGCTGGTCACAAACTGCGGGCCTCCTGTCCTGTACTCATCCAGCGCATCGGCCAGCTTCCGCGCCGGGTCGGCCATGTCCAGCAGGGCATCGTGTAGTCGGTTGCTCATGACTTCAGTGTTGCGCGAATGGTTACGCCTTCGATGTCGTCATAGTAGCCCATTGTGATGTCGCAGTCCACCTCGGTCAACCCGGACGCCTTGGCCCGGTCGATGAAGTCCTGCAACTTCTCAATGGTCAGGCCGTAGTTCCCGACCTCCAGTTCCACGTATGTGTCCTTCTTGTTGCTCATAGTTCCTTCAGGTTACAGCCCCATCCGGGCCAGTTCGTCGTTCAGTTCAGCGTGTGGAGCGTTGACATACGCCCCCTGCACGATCCGCTCCTGCAACTCCGCTACCCTGTTGGTGGCGAACTGCAAGGCGCTCACGGCCTCGGCGTACTGCGCGGCCTGCACCTGTTGCAGCGCAAGGCTGTCCGGGTGCGCCTGCTCGATGCGCTCCTTGATCTCTTGGTGGGTGATGTTCATCTGGATCACCGTGTTCATCTTCGGGAAGATGCGGCGAAGGTTAAGCGGGTTGTTGGCGTTCAGGTTCATGGTTGCTCGGGGTTGGTGGTCATGGCCTAGTGTTGGCGCGGTCCTTCAAAACACTCTGCCCCCATCTTGACGGACAAACGCTGATTGAGTTCGTCGTTTGTCAGAAACACACCAGCATCGGGCGAGGTGTAGGACTTGATGTAGGCACCGTCCTTTGTGATCCGGCTAACATAGCCACCGCTGAAGCCATGGATCTGTGACAGCTTCACGATGATAGGGTGGTTGCTGGCGAGGTCAAAGGACTGGACGCTGATGTGGGTGCGGAGTTTCATGGTCATAGGTTGCTCGTTTTGTGCCCCACAAAGATGCAGGCATGCCTTTCATATTTACAAGTTTAAGTGACGAACGGTTCACGCCAGCCTAACGTCCCCAGCCTGCCCGGGGTCGGGTATGTCCAGCGCCAGCGTCTCCATCGCCCACTGCCGCACCTGCTCTATGTACTCGGTCATCTCGCCCGTGGTCAGGTTGCTGGTGGATACCACGATGTCCATGCACTCACCCGTGCTGCTGTCGATCAGCACCGTCCGCAGCAGCCATCGTTGGGCGCACATCTCGTGGACCTGCTCGTCGGTGATCGGGCCACCGTGCGGGCCGTTGATGCCGCTCTCCCGCATGGTCATGGCAAGGAGGCGGATGCAGACGCCCCGGTAGTACCTGCGCTGTGGGTTGCTGGTGTAGTTGCGGCGCGGGCGGATGCAAACTTCGCATTGTTTCCCTTCCAGTTCCCGCATCAGTTCCTTCACTGCGCTGGTCACGAACCGCCCATCGGTGATCCTCTCAGAATAGAACACATCGGTCTTCTTCGCGCTTGCCATGGTTGCTCACTGGTATTTGGGGCACCAGCCTTTCCGGTGCCCCGGTTACACTACACCGGCTCCCCGAGTTCCAAGGTCGCGCCCTGGCCCAACTCCGGGGCATCATCGAAGTTCAACGCCGCCTGGGCCGGAGGAGCGCACTTGCCCTCCAGGTACTGCCACGCCTCGGCCTCCAGCGCCTGAAGGTGGGCATCCACCTCGGCGCTGAACTTGTACTTCTCCTGCGGGCTGCCCAGCTTGATGCCTGGGCAGCAGTAGTTCTTCACCCGGCCGCAGCGCAGCTTCTTGGTGCCTTGGATGTGGACGCCGATCGGCTTGTCCTCCTCCTCGCCTTCCTCCTCGAAGCCGCCGCCGCTCAGGGTGACGCTGGTGACGGTGACCTTCTCCAGCCCCTTCAGCGTTCCGTCGAAGGCGTGGGTGGCCTTGGGCTCGGGCGTCTCCTCCCCGAAGATCATCCAATGTTCAGCGAATGGTCCGAACGCCGCCTTCATGTCCTCATGGATCAGGGCGTCCGATGTGCGCTCCTCCGTGTTCTTCACGTAGGTGCCGCTCTCGGTATTGAAGTACACGTCCGTCCACGCGACCGTGGCCCCTCCGTTGTTGTTACGCTTCACCTTGCGGAGAAGCCTCTTCTTGTGCTGCAAATTGCTCATGGTTTGGTCGATTGGGCCAGTGATTGGAAGATCATCGCGGCGGCCTGTGCCCTTGTTTTCGCCTCGATGATGTTGGTGCCTTCGGTCTGGGTGCTGTGATCGGCCAGCGCGTGGCCCTGGTCGCTGTGCAAGGATACCCGCCAGCGCCCATCTTGGAACGCTTCGAGGTGGTAGATGCCCCACGCGCACCACTGCGACTTGGGGGTCGAAGGTCGCCACAGGAAGGGTTGCGGGGTGCTCATTTGGTCAGCAGGTAGGATTGGTTGCAGTTCTCGCATCGGTTGGTCGGCGGCAAGGATGCAAATACGTTCTTCGTCACTATGCGCCAGCGGCCTTCGATGATCCCGTAGGCGATCTGGCTTACCGTACTGCACCTGTCGGATCCTTCCCAGTGCAGCTTGCGCGTTGCCGGGGCCGTGTTCATGTACTTGCTCATGTAGAGCTTCTTCACGAACGTCTGGCGGTCGAACTCGGGCATCGGCGCTCCCATGGCGCGGAGCGTGTCGGCCATCGGTTGCCGCTCGGGGACCCATTCGACCGAGGCGTTGTGGCAGTTGGATGGGATGGTCATTGCTCGATCTGGTGTTTGGCTGCGGTCATCATTTCCAGGCATAGCTCATGCGGAATCTTGCTCCGGTCATGGGCGCCCTTCAGGCCCTGCGTTCCGGTCCTGGCTCCGCGTGGTGCTGCTTCGTGGCATGGGTCCCCGTTCTTGCACATACGGCGCGGGGTCCACTCGGTGCAGTTGGTCCACACGTCCGTGGGTTTCATCCGGGTGTCGCCGTACTGGCAATAGGTTACCGTGTGGCGCATAGGTAGCGCCTCGGTTGCTGGCATCTTGCGCATCAGTCCACGCGGGTTCTCCATGAACCAGACCTTGGGCTTGCACGCTTCGATGATTTCAAGCGTCCGGTGAAGCAGGGCCAGACCGATGTAGGCGCCGGTGGTCTTTGGCTCGTATGCACCCTTGCCTCCGGTCCAGTGGTGCCCGATGCTGGCAACGCTGAATGATGTGCATGGAGGGGAGGCGTGTATCACGTCCGGCGCCATGTCCACCCAATGCTGGATCGGGATGTGGAGCAGGTTGCCGACCGTATCAATGCCGTCGTATGGCGTCAGGTCGCTGGAATGAACACGCATCCCAAGCTCCTCCGCTGCCTTACCCATGGATCGGCTTCCCGCGAACAGTTCGAGGACCAGCATCAGTTCACCAACTGGATCCGTGGCTTCATGCTCATCTTGGCGATCGCGTCGGCCACCAGGCTGCTGATCCCGATGTTCAGGTGCGGCTTGTCCACCGGCAACTCAACGGCGAAGTACTCGGGGTCGTTCTGCATGCCGCTGGTGAATTGCAGCGTGATGGTCGCCGGGATAGCGTCAACATGCACGCCAGCCACGCCGATGTGCATTGTGACCTTGTGCTCGGCACACAGGCGGCAAAGGTCAACCAGGCTTAACCCTGGCTTGGGTACGTTGATCTTGATCATAGTAGTTCTTCGGGTTTTGGGTTGTTGCTCACTTTGGGGGTCTGCACCTTGATCGCCTGGGCGATGTAGGTCATGGTCTCGGCCACGCACAAGGTACGGGGCATGCAGCGGATGATAGCCCAGCCCATGCACGCGGCGTAGTTGTACTTCTCGGCGTCCTTCACGAACCCGGCGCCGCTGGTGTGCCTGCCTCCGGTGAAGACGCCGCCTTCGACCTCCAAGGCGACCCGGTACTCGGGCCAAGCGTAGTCGAAACGCCAGCGGCGCGTGCTGTGAAACTGGACCTCGGCCCTTGGGTCCGGGATGCCGACCGCCTTGCAGTAGGCCCGGAACTTCAGGTCCTGCAAGTTACGCTCCTTGGCCTTTTGCTCCTTGGTCTTCATGGCTTCCTCCCCATCAGCAGGGGCTTCAATGTTGGCCGCTGCTTGGATGTCAGCAGGCGGCAAAGGTGTTCTTCGTGCGTCCGGCACCAGTTCACCACCCGCACGTCATCGGCCACTGTGTAGCTGCGCAGGAAGTCGGTCGCCACGTCGACGGCCCGGTTGATCGGTGCCCAATCAGTCCGGCCCTTCTGGATCTGGACCAGCTTGCGGCGGCTGTTGGTGATGCTCTGGAGGGTGTGCATTAGGCTCATAGGTCAAGGCCGATCTGGCCGCGTTTGGAGTTCAGGTTTTTCCTGCGGTTCTCTGCGTGCTGATCCCGGTCGTGGTTCAGGTGGCAACGCTGGCACAGGGCCGCAAGGTTACTCTCCTCGTTGTTAGCCTTGTCGTGGTCGATGTGGGCAACGGTCAGCACTATGCGAAACGTACGGAACGGGTTGGGAAGATGCCCGAACAAGGCATACCCGCAGTCGCTATTCATTCCGTGGATCTGGTCTTCTGTGTACCACTTGCCGTCCTTGCCACGGTTGCCCAGCGAACCATTCGGAACTTGGCACCACTCGCACTTGTCCCCGGCGCGTTCCTTTCGGATGCGCAGGCTAATGGCCTTCCAGTCGGGGTGGTATTCCTTGTAGTTGATCGGCATGGTCAGAATGGCATCGGTTCGTCCGTTGGTCCTGCAAATGCGTCGGCCTGTGTGGCTTCGTCCCGGAACCGTGCGCAGTACGCATCGAAGCGCACCCGCACGTTCGTGGTAGGTCCGTTGCTGTTCTTGGCGATGATAAGGTCGCCACGCCCAACCGTGCTGCCGTACTCGTCGTCCAGGATGTTGTAATACTCCGCTCGGTGCACGAAGATCACCACCTGGGCGTCCTGCTCCGCCGCGCCGCTGTCACGAAGGTCGGTGAGCTCCGGGCGCTTGTCGGGCCGTCCCGTAACGCTGCGGCTCAGTTGGTGCAGCACGATCACCGGGATGTCGAACTCGTTGGCGATCATCTTCAGGCCCCGCGTCAATGCCGCCACCCGGTCCTTCTCGCCCTTTGGCGGCGTGATCCAGTTCAGTTGGTCGATGTAGACCGCCGTTATCCCGTGGTGCTTAACCATCCGTGCCACCTCGCTGCGGATCTCCACGAGCGTGATGCCAGTGGCGAAGTTCACCTGAAGTGGCATCCCGCTGTACTTCGGTAGGTGCTCGTGGATGCTCTTGATCTGTCCGGGCGTGAATTCCCCTTTCAGCAGGACCGGGATCGGGATGCCGGTACCCATGCTCACGAACCGGGCGTTGGTCTTCTCCTTGCCGAGCTCCAAGCTGAACAGTGCCGTGGGGTGCTTTGCCTCGCAGGCGGCATAGATCATCGAGAATGCTGCCGAGGTCTTGCCCATGGCGGGCCGTCCGGCGATGATGGTCAGGTCGCCGCGTCCCCATCCACCGGCCAAGGCTTCGTCGAGCGCCTTGATCCCGGTGCTGTGCCGGGGGATCACAGGCTTGTCCAAGTTCTCCACGTGCTCCCTTGCCACCTCACCGATCGACTGCGCTGGCCTCCTGGTGATCAGTTGCGCCATGGCTAGTTGCTTGGCCTCCGTCTGGTCGATCGCGTCGAACACATCGCTGCCGTCATCGTAGGCCATGCTGCAGGTGCCCGTGGCGATGGTGATCAGTTCACGCCGAGCCCATTGCTGCAGGATGATCCGGCAGTGGTACTCAACGTGACCCGATCCGGCCACGTTGTTCGTCAGCTTGCTGATATAGTGCGGGCCTCCTGCAACGTCCAGCGTCCCGAGTTGGCGCATCCGCTGGGTTACGGTCAGGATGTCGACCGGCTCGTTCTTGGCATCCAGACCCACCACGGCCTCCCATATCAGTCGGTGGGCGTGGACGTAGAAGGATTCCGGCTGCACGATCGCCAGCGCATTCACCCGGGCGTCCTTGAACATCAGCGCGGCACCAAGGACGGCCTGCTCGAACTCGGGAGCCTGGGGGGGCGCCTTTCCCGCCTCCAGTGCTGCGATGGGTTGGACCGGGTTCCTCACTTGGTGCGCAGGTGCTCGTTGTAGTTGTGCTCCTCCACTTGGGCGTCGATGGCGTTCACCCATTCGCACAGCAGCGGGTAGGTCAGCTTGTGGCCGATCGTCTTCTGCTGTATGCCGTAGCGGATAGCCAGCAGGATGGTTCCGATCGGGCGCCCCTTGAAGTCGTCAAGGAACAGATTGGTCATGGCCGCTACTTGAGGCTTTCCCATGCCTCCCCCGAGTACGGTGTCCGCTGCGACCAAGGCCCCGGCAATGGATTCCTCCACCGGGTCCTGCCCGAACTCCCGGATGCAGGCCAGCATGGACGGCGTCTTGATGGCTTCGGCGATGCTGGTGCGCTTATAGTCGGCCAGCGCGAAGGATCTCGAGGACCCCTGCGGTCTTGTCTGCAATGCTTTCTGATCCATTGGTGCGGTGATTGCTCGTTATGATTTCGTCCTCCCATGTCCTGTCCCGAAGGAATCGTTGTCCGTCCTTGCGGTAGAGTTTGTCCGGCTTGGCTCGATTGTAATCAGGGACCCTGTGCATGATCGCCTCCCGATCGCGCTGGCCGATCTTTCGCCACTCGGCCTCGGAGAGTTTTCGGCTGCCCTTCTTTTCGTAAAGGCTCCAGAAGTCATCGAAGGATGGCCAGAGGATGGCTTCGTGCACGTGGTCCTTCCCCCTTGACCCCCTTCCTGAATTTCCTTCTCCTATTCCTACTCCATTACCTACTCCTACTCCTATACGCGGGCTTTCGTTTGGCTTTGATTCGGTTAAGCTCCGGTTAAGGCTTGGCTTTTCAGCCTTGGTAGACGTGGATTCTGAAGACTTAGGCCTACCACCCTTCTTGCCCTTTTCGGCCTGCAAACGCCTGAAAGTGGCCTGCTTTTCGCGCTGTTCCTCCATCCATTCGAGGCAGATAGTACCATCGGATTCGATGAACTTGCGGCGAAGGATTAACCCGCAGGAAAGCCACGGCTTTCCGATCAGCGCCTCGGCCTCGTCGATGGGCATCGGTCCCGAGGACCAGAGGTACCGCATCAGGGTCAGGTACACTCCACGCTCCTCCATGTTGAGTGGATCGACGTGCGGGGCAAGGTCGGTCGGGTAAAACTGAAAGGATGGTGAAGCCTTTGTCATGGTGCGCTCACTTTATACGCCACAAGCGCAGCACCCATGTACCACCATCGATTTGGTAGATTCGGGTGGTCATGGTCCGGTCTACGCTTCGCCGCCTCATTGCCTGGTTCCATGATGATGTCATGTAGACCTGCTTTCGCTGGCATTCGTCCTTTTCTCCCATCACTACCAGCATACTCTCTCCCACCTCAAGGTCCGCCATTGTCCGGGCCAACCGTCCATGATTTCCTCCTCCTCTCTCTGGTATAGGTATTCCTGCCTCAGCCTTGTAATCTTTCATGATAAAACGGGTCCGCCCCCATGTTCACCTTCGGCAGCGGCTACTCTGCGTCTGGTGCCCATGAGGGCGGGGTTATTTCGTTGGAGGTATGTCATCGCTGGTAGCCGACAGCGTGGAAGCACTCAGGCTTCGGGTGCAAGTATAGGGACTTCCGCCGCCTCTGCAAGCGCGTCCTTGAGAATTTCAGCCTCGGCAGGGTCGCACTCCTCAAGGTAGGCGAAGATGGTGCCCAGGCGGTCGTCCACCTCGGCCGCGAACGCCCGCACCCGTGCCTCCATCTTGGCGATGAACTCCTCGTCCCGCTGCACGCGGATCTGGACCATCCACATGGACGGCGGGAAGCGGTTGTCGAAGCTCACGAAGTCGCACCACTGGCGGCCGCTGACCCATAGCTGTCCCTGAACTTGCTCGAAGTACTCCTCGGGTAGTTCGCGGGCCATCCACGTGGCGAGGTGGGTCTTGCTCTCCGGGCACTTGATCTCCAGTAGGCCGGGGCCGTCCGGGTGATCCTCCACGAAGCCGTCAGGCGTTGCCGCGATGCGCGTGTCCCGAAGGATCAGCATCTGGGCCTTGCGCACGTCCGCGAAGTTGACCGAGGCATAATGGTCGAACGCATCCGCCTCCGTGTCGTTGCCGTGGTCCATGGCTGCGGACTTGCCGCCCACCTTGTCCCGTCCGGTGACCGCTGAGGCGACGATCTCCATCATGTAGGACCTGGCCGTATCGCCCCAGCAGTAGGTGCCGTTGCGCTCGGCGGCCTCCATGACCATCTGGCCCAGGCCGTCTACTTCGACCTTCTGTCCAGCGCGGGGTCCGGTCTTCAGGATCTTGTACCGATCGGCCTCGGCTATGAGGTGCATGTGGTCCTGTACGAACTTCCGGGGTGGGGTCCTTGGCGGGGTCATCACGTCAGCGAAGCGTGACCCGGTGACCTTGCCGCGCCGGACCTTGGCCCATGCTGTTGGGTTGCTCTGCACCGGTCCGAGGATGGTGTTGTCTGGGTGCCAGATGCTCATTGCTTCATCCCTTTAACCTCGTCCAACGCGGCCATGAATCCCAGCAGCCAGCCTTTGCGTAGGCCGCGCTCGAAGGCTTCCGAATCCTGTCCAATCGGTGCACGGAATCCGCTGAACACCATGTCCCGGTGGATCACTGCGACCTCCTGCATTTCGTCTTCCGTCCAATCCGCTGAGGGCTTGGCTCGGAGTTGGTCCATTGCCTTGCTCATGACCAGAGGCGGGTTCGTACGTCCTCCCAGAACTTCAGGTTCACGCGCCCCTTCTTCGCCTCCTCCACGACCTCCTTGTGCATGGCCTCTTTGTCATCGCCCTTGTAGTCGTCGATCAGCGCCCGGACCTCGGACATGATCTCCGTCTGCTTGGCCCGGTCCTCCGACCCGGACGCGATGCTGGTGGATGCCGCCAAGTCGAATCCTGCGTTGTCCAGTTCCACCGCCTCCAAGAACGCCTCGCTCTTGGGCGTGCGGGGGATGTACTTCTGCAGCCGCTTGAGCAGCGACTTCCGCGCCATCTCGCCCTCCCAGTCGTTGTACACCGACCCGCTGGCGTTGTCCGACTTGCTGCGGATCTTGCGGAGCTCATCGGCCCCCATGTGCTCAGGGATGATCGAACCATCAGCGAGGGTCGCCATTCCGTATACCCCGATGATAGGCCCGCGTTCCTTTCCCCGTGTCCAGTATGGCTTGTGGACGGTTGGGCGCTTGGCTACGATGTCGAACTCGAACTCGTCACCTTGGTACACCTCATGCACCTCGAAGGACCGGACCGCGCCGGTATCGGTTGCGACCTTCATCAGCCCCATGTAGGACGGCTCCGGCATCGCCCGCTTCTCCCAGCGGTCTGCCTGCCCCGGCGTCTTGATCTTGATGTTCCGGGGGATCAGGTAGACCTCCTTCTTCACCGGGTTCAGGGAGAGGCCCGAGGATGCTACGGCCACCAATACGCCGATGATGCTCTGCGGGGTGCATTCCTGAAGGGCTGGTGTATTGTTCACGGCTGCCAGCAGGAAGGATGCCTCCTGCATGAAGCGTTCCTTGGAACCGAACATGGCGATGCATCGGTCCTCGATCGGCCGGAAGCGTTCAAGCGCCTTATCGTTGGTGGTCGGCGGTGCCTGTGGCGCTTGGGTTGCCGGGGCTTGTGCCGGGTCTTGTGCTTTGTCTGTCATGGTTGCTCTTAGTTGAGGTCAAAGATGTCGTCTGCGATGGCTGGTGCTGGCACCGGCTCAGGCTTTGGGGATGGCGCTGGCTCGTCGTTGGCCTGGTCATCATCCCATGCGGATGCCTCCACCTTCGCCCAGAAGTTGCGGGCCACCTGTTCGTTGCCACCGGCCAGCCGTAGGTACTCGGTCTTCTTCTCGGTGCGGACCCTGGTGTTGTACTCGCGCTGGCGAAGGCGGCGTAGGTGCTCCACGCACTCGTCCACAACCTTGTCGAACGCCTCCGTGTCCTGTGTGAACGCCTCGAACGCCACCGCCTTCTGGCTGGACTTGGCCACCGAGATATTCACACACACAAGGCGCGGCTCCTCGACCTTCAGCTTCGCGGGATCGTTGCTGTATCCGCGCTCGATGGTCATGATGCCTTCCATGGCCTTCTCCGCCTCCTCCTTGGTGCGGTATGCCACTCCGGTCTGTTCGTAGTTGTACCGGCTCTTCACGTGGATCTCCCACACCTGGATCGCCTCTGCTGGCTTCTGGTATCCGATCCACTCGGAGGACCGAATCTGCTCGGACAGCGTGATGGGTGTCTGGATGCCGCGCTCGATGGCCTCGATGCGGATTGCCGTGTTCAGCGCCTCATTGTCGAGGGCCAGCATTTCGGCATTGCTTAGTTCAAAGAATCTCTTGTTCATGGTTGCTCACTTTGTGCCTCTCGGCGGGTTTATGCTTTGGTCACCTCCACGATGTCCCGGAGGAGCTCGATGCCGAAGAAGTCGGCAATGCGCTTGATGTGGCGCGGGTGGCAGCGGGTCAATGCCTCGCCCCGGTCCCAATACCCGATCAGCGTGCGCTTGCGGGACCGGCTCAGGGGCTTGCCGCCTTGTGGGCCGATGCCGTGCTCGTCGTCGGGGAATACTGCGTCCAGCAGCTTGGGCCAGTCCATCGGCGGCTTGTGGTTGGCGATGGCCTCGGTGATCTTCAGTCGTTCCATGGGTTGCGGTGACCTGGTTGGTCTGTTTGGTCACGGCGCAAAACTACGGCGGCGCGTTGCATATTTGCAAGCACGCCGCCACACCGTTCGTCACAAAGTCGCTACCCGCCCAACTCCTGCGCCCCGAGGTATCCAAGGATGGCGGTGAGCAGGCCCAGGCCCCAGCCGACCCAACCCCGGCGCTTCGCCTTGCCCTTCCAGAACGCCGCATCACTCACCGCTTGATCACGTATCCGCAGCGCCTCAGCCGTCAACTGGTGATCGTCGGAGCGCCACGCTTTCAGGCTATCCACGTCCACCTGAAGGGACCGCGTGATGCCTACCTGCTTGGCGTACATGACGGACAGGATGTGCCGTGCGCGCCTGTGGTCGATGCCGCTGTGGAGCGTGTCGAGGATCTCGTAGGCCTCGGACACGGTGAAGCAGACAAGGCTATCGCGTGCGGGTTGCGCGTAGGATGCTGTCCCGAATAGCAGGAACAGTAGTAGGACGTGGGCGCGGTTTGCCATGTGGGATCAGTTTGGAAAGGCTGTCGATGTCGGCCTGCAATGCTTCGCGCTCAGTTGCCCGTTGTGCCAGTAGCGCGTCCTGAATGCGTTGGACCTGCTCCATGCTCTCGATCCGCACGGCAGACAGTTCAGCGGCGTGCTGCATGTCTGCGATGCGCTGGGCATTCGATGCGTTCATCCCCCAAAGGACCGCGCAGGCGATCGCCAGGATGCCGCACAGGATGGCGAGGGACTTGGTGAGGATGGTCATCGCGTCTTGCCCGTGTAATTGCGATGCGACTGCCACACCAACACGGTCTCGACCAGCACGGCCATGGACACGGCGACCCATCCGCCATCGGACCACGTTACGGCCCCGGCGATGGTCAGCGCGGCGCACATGGTCTGGATGAACGCGAACGCGGTCCATGACGTGCGCCCGAACCCCGTGGGACGGGTCAGGTACTCCATGAAGGTTTCGCGGCGGTACTCGCACGGCGTCAACATTACCCGCGCCCCGCTTTCGTTCGTGTACAGTATGCCACGGAACGCACCCGTGTCGCTGAACGTAGCAATTCCGTCAACTACCCAATGGTAGCCGTCATTGTCAACGATGCCGTCTCCGGCTTGTGGGTGGCGGGTCAGCATCGGAGTAGTGGATCTCCGCCGTGCAATGGCGTGTGGATTTTGTTCAGCTTGTCCTGCTCTTCCTTTCCGCCCATACTTGGATCGATCTCATGGGCGAACACGAGGTTCAGGTGCTTCTTGATCATTTCAACTTGTCGCGGCGCAAGGTTCATGTTCGCGTTGTCGGTGATCTCGAAGAACCCTTGGAGCCAAAAGGCGAAGTCTCTGCTTGTCATGGCTCACTTGGTTTGGTACAATGGATCCCCGGCGAACAGCATCCGATCCGGCGACTGCACAGCCGACCATGCCGCGATGCCTACGGGAGTGCCACCGATGAACTGCGGGTGGAAGATGGACACGTTGACGAACTGCTGTGCAAGGCTTCCGTTAGACCCCTGCCAAGGCTCCGACACGCTGCCCACGGACATCGAAGCCCCACGGCCAAGGTGCCACGTCAACGCGGTCTGTCCCTTGGAATTCGTGTAGGTGGTGGCATTCCCCGGAAGGAACCCGCCAAAGGATGTCACATGGTCGCCGTAGAAGCCCGGTCGCCACGTTACCCCAGCAGCGGTGCCGAGGCTGTTCATGGACCCGTAGTAGGTCAGGATGGGCAGCGATGGAATGCGTCCGGTGATCCAACAGGTCATGGACAACTGATTGCAGCCATTGTTCCCTTCGCCCACCCCGGAGACGTTGCGGTAGTCCCATACGTTCAGGCCTGTTGCCGTCTGGCTTGCCCTTGCCGATCCCCGTGGCGTTCCGCTCTGGTCCTTCGCCAAGATCATGTAGCTATTGCCAGTGGCCCCGTTCTTCGTCACGTTCGCCCGGATGTACTTGGCATCGACCAGCAGGAAGGAAGGCGCTACGCCCTTGTCCGTCCTTGGCTTGGTGCCGGTGTAGTTGTAGAGCGGCGAAGCGGTAAGGCTGGACGCCGAACGCGCCCCGAAGGTCACCGCCGATGTGATGGACTGCGACCCGTAGCGCGATGGCTTGCTGAACGCCAGCACCGTGTATTGCTTGCCAGCCCCGTTGATAGCCGTCCGTGCATTGTTGAGCGTGGTGGCGTTCGTCAGATCATCACCGGCACCAAGGTTCACCGTTACCGTCGCCGTGGTCTTCCATGCCGCAGCGTATGCCTGTGCCATGGACGCGCTTGCCGGGTCTGCGCTGTTGATGACCACCAGCACATCGGCCGGGTTGATAGCGCCGGGAGTGACCGGAGGCGGATCCACCACGATCGTGCAGGGCTGCGTGGTGTTCGGCGGCGTCCCTGTGCAGCCAGCGGGGGAACTCGTGACCGTGCGGACCTGCGTGCCGTTGATGCACTCTCCCCACGGGCCAGTGGAGTATGTGCATGGTGTAGGCGTTGGAGGCGGCGTAGTTCCGCCCTCAGAGGTGATGGGCTGCGTGTAGCTGTACAGCGGCGTGCAGCCCGACCAACTGCCCACAGCGTTTCCCGTCATGGGGTCGCGTGCCAATGGGGCAAGGCGCTGGTCACAAGATGCGGCAACGTCCCGGAGCGTTACGCCAGGGGAAAGGATAACGCCGTCCACGCTATTCCAACACCATGTGGTGACGTTGCTGCCGAAGCCGTTGGTCGCGTCCATTTCGTAGAGCCGTCCCTTGTCGCGGTCGTGCAGCATGTAGGCGGGGCGGTCGAACCACGTCACACCGTAGATATTGACGGATGAACGCAGACCGGACTTGCCTTTGTAACGGATCAGGCTGTGCGGCATGGAGTTGACCTTGGAATAGGCGAACCCGTACACGTCCATCTTCACCCACACATCCTCAGCATCCAACAACTGCTGCCCCCTGCTGTATGGGCGGGCTGCGGTCTTACCTGTCTCGAACTTGATCCCGTAGACCTTCAGGCTGGTGCCGTTGCCGATGCTGCCGTTCGCGTCCGGTCGAACATGGAACACGGACGGGTTATCATCGAAGCTGCCCATGTGAACCTGCATGTGTGCGCCGCCGATAACACCGTACGCCCCGACACCGCATTTGAAGATGCTGACCCGCTCGGAGTAGAACGTGGCATGGAACTGACCGCCCAACTCGATGCCGTAGTTGTTTGCTTCGTAGATGAACACGTCCTCGATCAGATAGTCCTCACCCGCTTTCCATGCGCCGATT